GTGATAACGTAAAAAACGTTGGTCAAGTAGTAATGACTCAATCATCAGATGTTGCCTTAACTCACGCAACAACTACAGCGACTGCTTTAGGAATTATTATTCCTGCAAACAGTCAAATTATCAATATTGATATTGTAGTAGAGGCAGTATTCACAGGCTCTTCTACAACTACAATTGCTATTGGAAATGCTACAGGGACTCCAACAAACATTGCAGCAGCCCATAACGTTTCTGCTACAGCGGTAGGACCACTAAAAATGTTACAAGCTTCAGCTGGAGCTTGGGATAACATTGGTACTAGTGATATTGAACTTTTTGGTATTACAGTTGCTAACTCTGCAAGTGCAGGAAAAGCAAGAATTGTTGTTACATACGCACAAAACAATAATTTAACTGGATTCTAATAATCAATTTAGTGTGGGCTTCGGCCCACACATAATTTAAGGAGAAACAATGGCATCATATTCAAGTGACCAACAGGTAGCCAATGCTACAGCCGACGCACAAATGGTTCCTACAGGACAAAGAGCTAGACTTACAGGTATTCAAGCTGAGGGAGCATCAGGATCTAAAATAATTTTTAAATCCGGTGGATCTACTGGAACTGCAATAGCTACATTTGAGTTCGGATCTGAAGGAATAGATTTTTATGTTCCTGGTTCTGGAATTTTATTTGACGACGGAATTTATTTAGATTTAACAGCTACACCAAGTGTTACTATAACATTTACGTAGGAGTAGATTGTGGCTACAATAACTTACACAGTAACCGTAGCAACGGGTACAACACAATACGGAACCGGTAATAGATTCTATATTAACGGTGAGTTAGCGCCTGTCTTATATTTAGACGAGGGAAATACATACATATTTGATCAGTCTGATTCTACAAATTCTACTCACCAATTAGCATTTTCTACAAATCCTAACAATTCACCAGCTGCATCTTATACAACAGGTGTAACAACTAACGCTGGAGCTAGTGGACCTGGATCAGCAGGTGCAAATACAACAATCGTTGTAGCACCAGTTAAAAAAACTGGAGCGCCTGTATTATTTTATTATTGTGTGAATCACTCTGGTATGGGTAATAGTATACAAACTATTTCTCCAACATCAAATGAAGCAGAATTTAATCCACAAATAGATGATATAATTGAAGAGGCTTTTGAAAGAACTGGTGTAAGTGGTGCCAGAACTGGATATCAATTAAAATCAGCTAGAAGATCACTTAATATAATGTTTCAAGAGTGGGGAAATAGAGGTGTTCATTTATGGAAAGTTAAACTTGCAAAAGTTCCATTGGTAGAAGGACAAGCAGAATATAATTTTGCATCGGACTCTGCTAATTTTCCACAAGATATAGACACTGTTTTAGAGGCGTATTATAGAAATAATTCAGATGCAACTGCACCACAAGACATTGCTCTCACGAAAATAGATAGATCACAATATTCACAAACACCAAACAAACTAGCTAAAGGTACACCATCACAATATTATGTAGAAAGAAAAATTAATCCAAGTATATTTTTATACACAACACCAAGTTCAAGTGTATCTGATTCAACTACACCAAGTAATTTTCAATTTTGTTTTTATTATTTAGCAAAAATTCAAGATGCTGGTTCTTATAACTATACGTCTGATGTAGTAAATAGATTTTATCCTTGCATGATGTCTGGTCTTGCATATTATTTAAGTCAAAAATATTCACCAGATAGAAGTCAAGAATTAGAACGTAGATATGAAAGTGAATTACTAAGAGCTCTTGATGCAGATAATCAAGGTACATCTACTTTCATTTCACCACAAACATTTTACGGAGATGGAGTATAATGGGTAAGTACGCATCAGGAAAATATGCATATGCTATTTCAGATAGATCAGGATTAAAATTTCCTTACGATGAAATGGTTAGAGAATGGAATGGATCTTTAGTTCACACATCAGAGTTTGAACCAAAGCAACCACAATTAGAGCCAAAACCAGTTGGTTCTGATCCACAAGCTTTATTTAATCCAAGACCACAACCTGCATCTAAAACAAGTTTAATTTTATTAACAGACAATCCTTTTACTTCTGTTATTTATTCTGGAACAACTTACGTAAATGTTTTTTCAGAAGATCATCAAAGAGCGGCAGGATCTACTGTAAGATTTAGAGGGGCACCTATTGTAACTTCTGCTGGACCAGCCGGATCAGATTTAATTGAACAACCTAAATTAAAAAATTTACAAGCTTTTGCAAACATACCAACATTTGACAATGTTAGTGATTTAAATAATGCATCAGGATTTACAATTGCATTGGGTCAAATAGATTCTTCAGGTAATATAACAGGAGCTACAACAACAGATCCTTTAACACAACCAATTAATTTTTTTCATATAACAAGCACAAGTAACGCTACAACAGGCGGCATATCTGGTGGTGGAGACAACTGTTCAGCAGGACCAGTAACATTAGGAGTAGTGAACGGATAATGGCATACACTTTAGATAATTTAAGAACTGATATTAGAAACTATACAGAGGTAGGTAGTAATGTTTTATCTGATACTGTGTTAGAAAGATTAATTAAAAACGCAGAACTAAAAATACATAGAGCGATTGATACAGATCAAAGTGTATTTTATGCAACATCAAATTTAATTATTAATAACAGATATGTAACTATCCCTGCTGATCTAAGATTTATTAGATATGTTCAACTTAAAGATACTGAAGGCAATCAGTTTTATTTAGATCAAAGAGATACTAGTTTTATGGCAGAATATTATTCTACTCCTGGAACTTCAGCTGTAGATATTCCAAAATATTATGGAAACTGGGATGAAGAATTTTGGGTGGTAGCGCCAACACCTGATAAAACTTATGAAATTACGCTAGCATATGACAAAGAACCACCAACAATTACAACAGATACAAGTGGAACTTATTTGTCAAATAAATATTCAGACTTACTTTTATACGCGTGTTTAGTAAATGCATATGGGTACTTGAAAGGTCCGACAGATATGTTACAATACTATCAGGGCGAATATAATCAAGCTCTAGAAACGTATGCTCTTGAGCAAATCGGGAACAGACGCAGAGACGAATATCAAGATGGTGAAGTTCGTGCTCAACTCAAAGTTAAATCACCATCAAGTTATAAATAGGAGAAAATAAAAAATGGCAAACGTAGTACCTTTTTCATTCGCACAAGAGTTATTAAAAGGAACTCATAACTTCACAGCTAACACTATTAAACTAGCTTTGTACACTGCTGGATCAGGCGCTCCTTACTCAACTTCAGACACAGCATACTCTTCTGGAGTAGCGAATGAAGTTAGTGGAACTGGTTACACAACTGGAGGAAACACTTTAAGTAGTCCAGTTGTTGCAAATCAATCTAATGTTGCAACTTTAACTTTTGCACAAACACAGTTTACATCTGCAACTTTTGGTGCAGCTTATGCAGTTATATACAATAATTCAGCGAGTGATAAATTAGTTGTTGTTTTAGATTTTGGTGGAACAAAATCTTGTTCAAATGGAACGTTTACAATTACATTCCCAAGTACAAGTTCAGGTACACCTGCTGGAACAGATTCGCTTATTAGTATAACATCGTAATAGGAGAATAAATGGCTTTGGTTATAAATGACAGAGTAAAAGAAAACAGTACAACATCCGGTACAGGTGATATTACACTTGCGGGTATTGCAAATGGTCAAGGTAATGTAACTTTTTCAAGTGGTGTTGGAGTTGGTAATACTACTTATTATTGTATATTTGAACAAGGCACAAATACGTTTGAAATTGGAGTTGGAACTTTATCAGGTTCAACAACTTTGGAGAGAACAACAGTTATTAATAACTCTTCAGGTAACACATCTAAAATAAGTTTTACAGGCGGAACATTAGATGTATTTGTAACAATGCCTGCAGCAAAAACGGTTTATCTCGATGCGTCGGGCACACCAGTGGGAGCAGCTTCAGCAGGATTTGCACTTGCTATGGCTGTTGCGTTATAAAGGAATAAATTATGGCACAAAATTTTAGAAACGATTTACAAAGAAATGTCGGAACATCAGAAGTTACTTTAATAACTGGTGGAGACTTTGATGCAGTCATTGGAATAAGATGTTGCAATGTTACTACATCTACCATTGAAGTAGATGTATTTATTGACAATAGTGGTAGTGATCACTTTCTTGCAAAAGGTGTGGTTGTACCACCAAATTCTGCGATAGAATTAATTCAAGGTGGGGCAAAAATTGTTTTAAAAAATGGTGATTTATTAAAAGCTAAAAGTAATACTGCTTCTAGTTTAGATATTATCACTTCATTTATAGACGATATTAGTACGTAGGAGGTATTATGACGGCAGTAGTAAATGGTGTTCAATACATTGGAGGTCAAACATCTCCAGATGAATTTATAAAAAATCAAGCGTCAACGATTGACGGAACTCAAACAATAGACAGTGCAGTTCTTGCAGGACCTATTACTGTTCCTGCAACCATAACAGTAACAGGAACTTTAGTAATAGTGTAATGTCAAAAATAGAAGTAAATAAAATAGGACCACAATGCGGAACTACTTTAACAGTAGGTTGCGGTGCAGGGCAAACAGTAACTGTGGACGCAAACACAGTGACTATAGGTCGTTGTGGTGGTACAGTTGCACTAGCTTCAGGTGCTAGTCAAACAGGTTTCGGTAGAACAGGAACAGTAGATTGGCAAACAGGATCTATTAAAACAAGCACATTTACAGCAGTTGATGGACAAGGATTTTTTGCAGATACTTCAAGCACTGCATTTACAATGAATTTACCGGCAGGAACAGCAGGAAGTATTGTAGCAGTTGCAGATTATACAAATACTTTTCAAACAAATAATTTAACAATTCAACCAAATGGTTCACAAAAGATAGGTGGTATTGCAGCTCCACAAATTTTAACCACAGAGGGTCTATCAGCAACTTTTATTTATGTAGATGACACTGAAGGGTGGAAAAATATTAATGATGCAACATCAAACATAATAGGTAACGTATTTATGATGGCAACCGGTGGAACAGTAACAGAATGTGGAAATTGTAAAATTCATACCTTTACAGGACCTGGCACATTTGCAGTTTCACAAATTCATCCAAGCGGTCCAAATAATGCAGTTAACTATACTGTAGTAGCTGGAGGAGGAGCTGGTGGTTATACTGGCCCAACATCTTCAGGAGCAGGTGGTGGAGGAGCTGGTGGATATAGAGCTTCAGGATTTGGTCCTAGTCCTTTACAAGGAACTGCCATAACTGCTACAGTTGCCTCTTTTCCTATCACTGTAGGTGCAGGAGGTGCTTCAGAACCTGGTCCTACTACATCCACAGGAAATTCAGGTAGTGTTTCAACATTTTCTACAATCACTTCAGCTGGTGGTGGAGGAGGTGGTGGTGCATCTCCAAGTGTAGGAGGTAGTGGTGGTTCAGGTGGAGGAGGCCAAGCTGGACAAAGTGGAGGTTCAGGAAATACCCCTTCTGTATCACCCCCTCAAGGAAGTAACGGAGGAACAGGTAATCCAGGTTCAGGATCTCAACCATCTTATGGTGGTGGAGGCGGCGGCGGAGTCGCTGAAAACGGAGTAAATGGTGGACCTAGTGCTGCGGGTAGAGGAGGAGTTGGAGTTCCTAATGCAATAAATGGATCTGCTTTAAGTTTTTCAGGTGGTGGTGGCGGAGGTGCTTATCAATCTGGAACTGTTGGTGCAGCTAGTCCGTGTGGAACTGGTGGAGTAGGAACAAATGGAACAGGAACGGCTGGATCAGGAACAACTAACAGAGGTGGTGGCGGAGGTGGTTCAAATAATAATAGCTGTGCTAGCACAAATGGAGCTGGCGGATCAGGAATAGTTATATTAAGGTACAAATTTAAATAATTATGACAAGTACAATTAAAGTAAATACAGTAACAACAGAATCAGGAAGCACTTTAACTTTAGGTGAATCTGGCAAAACAGTAACTCTTGCGTCAGGTGCATCACAAACAGGTTTTGGTAGAACAGGAACAGTAGATTGGCAAACATCAATTAAAACAACTGCTTTTACAGCAGTATCTGGTGAAGGATATTTTTGTGATACTAATACTAGTGGGGCATTTACAGTGACACTACCAGCTTCACCTTCAGCTGGGGATATTGTAGCTGTTAAAGATTATGCAAATACTTTTGATACAGCTAATCTAACAATAGGTAGAAATGGATCTAACATTGGAGGTGCAGCACAAAATTCTATAATAACTCAAGAGGGTATCGCAGTTACATTAGTATATGCCGATTCAACAAAAGGTTGGTTAGTGACTGAGTCTGGTCTACAATCAGAAGCTCCTGGTCCACAATATGTTGCAGCCACAGGAGGAACAGTTACAACTGCTTGCACAGATTTTAAAGTTCATACATTTACATCACCAGGAACGTTTCTTGTTTCTAATGCAGGTAATTCTGCTGGATCAAATACAGTAGATTATCTAGTAGTAGCTGGTGGTGGCGGTGGTGGTGGAGATAATTTTTCTACAGCTGGAGGCGGTGGAGGAGCAGGAGGATTTAGGTATTCCGCAACGACTTACACATCACCTTCTTGTGCACCAGGACATCCATTAAGATCAACGTGTGCTATTCCTATTACATCAGCCACAGGTATTTCTGTTACAGTTGGTGGTGGAGGTGCGGCAGGTGTTGGTTCAGGTACTAAATGCGGAACACAAGGCTCATCTTCAATTTTTTCAACAATTACATCAGCAGGAGGAGGGTATGGTAATGGTTCAGGTTCTCCTGAATTGCCTGCAGGATCTGGTGGTTCAGGTGGTGGGGCTCGTAATACTACTGCAGGTAATGGGAACACACCTCCGGTTACTCCTTCACAAGGAAATCCAGGTGGATTAGGTAATGGATCAGGTCCTACTTATAATTCAGGTGGTGGCGGTGGAGCTATGGCAGCTGGCTCTGGTGGTTCAGCACCAGTAGGTGGGGGACCAGGAGGAGCAGGTGCAGGTTTACCAACAGCTTTTGGTTCAAATGGTGAACCGTCAGGTTCTTTTAGATATTACTCTGGTGGTGGCGGAGGAGGAATATGGACAAATATTCCAGCCCCACAAGCAGCAGGTCCTTATGGTCAAGGAGGTTTAGGTGGTGGAGGGTGTGGTGGTCAATATACATCACCAGCTCAAGGTGTTGTGGGTGTTGCAGGAACAGCTAATACTGGTGGAGGCGGTGGAGCTGCTAGTGGTGGACCTAATTCACCAAATCAAACAAATGGAGGAGCAGGTGGATCCGGTATAGTAGTAATAAGGTATAAATTTCAAAATTAGGTAAATTATGAGTGAAATAAAAGTAAATAAAATTAGTCCAAGAGCAAATTGTGGTACAGTTCAGTTAGGAGATAGTGGAGACACTATTACAATTCCTAGTGGTGCAACAATTACAAACAATGGAACCCAAACAGGATTCGGTAGAACAGGAACTGTCAATTGGATTACAACAAAAAAAACAACTGCTTTTACAGCAGCAAATGGTGAAGGATATTTTGTAGATACTGCTGCTTCAGGAGCAGTAACAATGACACTACCAGCATCTCCAAGCGCTGGAAGTATAGTCGGTGTAAAAGATTATAATGGAAATTTTGCAACAGCTAATTTAACAATTGCTAGAAATGGATCTCCTATTAATGGTGGTAGTGATGCTAATGTTACTATTTCTACAGCTGGTGCTTCAATACTTTTAGTTTATGTAGATGCAACACAAGGATGGGTAGCAACTAATGATGATGAATCAGTTTTTAGTGGTCAAAGTTTTATTTCAGCAACAGGTGGTACTATTAGTAATTGTGGTAATTGCAGAATTCATACATTTACTGGACCAGGGACTTTTTGTGTAGCTTCAGTAGCTAGTGTAGCTGCTAATAATCAAGTTTCATATGTGGTTGTAGCTGGTGGGGGTGGATCTGGAAGAAGTTATGGTGGCGGCGGTGGAGCTGGTGGTTACAGAGAAGATAAAAGTCCTACAACTACTTATACAGCAAGTCCTTTAGATGGTGCAGGAGATATAACAGTTACAGCAACAGGTTTTCCAATAACAATTGGTAGTGGTGGAGCAAAAGCCACTCCGAGTAGCAACGCTACTAATGGTAACCCTTCAACATTTTCAACAATCACAGCAAGCGGCGGCGGTAGTGGCGGTCATTTTACTCCTACTGCAGTTGCTGGAAACGGAGGATCTGGAGGTGGTGCTTACGATGGTTGTGCCTCTGGAGGAACAGGAAATTCACCTTCTGTAAGTCCCCCACAAGGAAACAACGGAGGAGCTTCGTCACCTCCTGGAGCTTCATCTGGAGGCGGTGGAGCAGGTGCAGTAGGTCAAGGTGGAGGACCAGGAGGTGCTGGATCTGGAGATGGTGGAGCTGGTGGAGCTGGTGTTACATCTTCAATTGATGGAACAGCAACAGCTAGAGCAGGAGGAGGTGGTGGTTTTGGTGTAAATAGTTTAGGAGCTGGAGGATCTGGTGGTGGTGGAACTGGTGCTTGCGCTGGAACAGCAGGTACAGCTAATACAGGTGGTGGAGCTGGTGGAGCAGGGGCGACACCAAATCCTGGAATTAACTCAACTGGTGGATCAGGAATAGTAATAATAAGATATAGAGTTCAATAATTATGATAGTTGAACGGTAATTAAAATTAATATATAAGGAGAAACATTATGGCACATTTTGCAAAACTAGGATCTAACGGAAAAGTTATTCAAGTGTTAACTATGGATAACGATAAGATGTTAAATGCTGATGGTGTTGAAGATGAAACAGTAGGTCAACAATGGTTAGAAACACACAACAACTGGCCTGCACAAATGTGGATTCAAACATCTTACAATACAGCAGGTAATGAACATAAATTAGGCGGAACACCTTTCAGAGGTAATTACGCAGGTATAGGTTATACTTGGGATGAAGATAACAATATCTTTTGGCCTAAAAAACCATATGCCTCTTGGGTAAAAGACACTGCAACTGCAAGTTGGAAATCACCAATCGGTGATGCCCCTGAATTTACTGCGGAGCAACAAGCACAAAATGAAGCTAACACTCATCGATGGACTTATGATTGGAATGAAGAAGGCCAGTCCTGGGACTTGACAGACTTAATGGCATAAATTAAAAAGGTATGTGGTATGCAAAAGAAAGTATTATCTGAAATAGCATTATATTATGGTGATGTGGCAATGCCTAAAAATTGGGACATTGACCGAGATAAATTAGAAAAAGATATTTTATCTAGTTGGATTCAAAACAAACAATTTCCGTTTTCACGAACATTTGATATGTTAAATACTTATATGAGAGATCATATAAATTTAGATTATGGGTTTACTTTAATTAATAAAAAAACGTGGGGTAACATTTATAAACCTAGCGAGATTACAACACCATTATTAAACATAGATCCTGTGGATCTACGAAACTCACCAGATTTTACATTATTATATGGTGTAAAAGTCAAAGACTGTATGGTTAGAATACACTATGAAGATAACAGACGTAAAGGTAGGTCTTGGGATATACCTTTAGAAAATAATCAATTTATTATGTTTCCATCAACTAATATGTATTATCTAACCAATAAACAAAAGGATAGTTTAAATTTTGTGCAAACTATAACGTATGAATATATCTAATTACTATTGGTATTTTAGTGGTGTACTAACACCTAGATTTTGTGATGATGTTATAGCCTATGCTAATGAACAAAAAGAAGTTATGGCTAGAACTGGTGGATATGGAGATAGAAAATTAAATAAAGAAGAAGTTAAAAATTTACAAAGAAAAAGAAAATCAGATTTAGTGTGGTTAAATGATACTTGGATATATAAAGAATTACACCCTTATGTTCACCAAGCAAATAAAGCTGCTGGTTGGAACTTTGATTGGGAAAGATCTGAGTCTTGTCAGTTTACAAAATATAAATTAAATCAATATTATGATTGGCATTGTGAT